CCACACTCATGTTGAGTTGTTGGTGCGGCCTGAATATTCTACTAATGGACTCTTAGATTCATCAAAAGTTTTAGCAGCTTTTGGCAATTTAGATCAAATTAACGATATATGGTTAGTTAATCTTAAAGAACCAATTGCTGCCACAAACGGATCTGATTTCAATAATTGGGTAATTACTCATAAAGAGATCTCCGTTTTTGATTACATGGACTTACTTCTCAAAAAAGTCCGTGTTCATAACAATGCTCAAGAGCAAATCGTAAATTCTTTTAAAGAACCATCTGATTTGGTTTTCATTTGTCCTAAATGTGATAAATTCAAGCATGCATGTAAGTGCGTTGCTGAACCCCAATTTGGGGAACGTTTAGTACAATCTTTGAATACCAAAGCAGCTGCTTTTACATTAGATTTACGTTGCAAGGAGCTTTCATTTGAAACTCGCGTTGAAGATTTGGCTATTGAGTCAGTCTGCAAGGGTTTCAAATATTTTATGGAATCTCCTTTTGCAACATGGGTTGCTTGGGTTCCTGAACCATGGTTAGATAATTCACTTGTGAAGTTGTCTATATTATGGATGGGTAAAGATGTTATCGGCAAAAGTGTAAAAAGCTATTGGCGAAAAATTATGTTCTTTGCTTCTCTTTTAACATGGTATGTGGGAAAATATTATAGTGGTTGGACCGCTATTTATATATTCCTGGCCTTTTGTTTATACGCTGCTCTTTGTTCTGCAGCTGTTGTAAGAGCCAAAACAAATGCTTATCTAAAACATTTGGAAAAAACTCGTGGTGTATTGCCCGAGTTATTCAAAACTGTTCGGGATAACCATATTAATTATGCTCTTGGAGCTTTTGCTGGTTTAGCTGCATTATATGCTATAGCTAAAGTAGTGAAAGCTTTGAGAGCTAATATTACTATGCAAGGCTCTCTTACTCCTCGTACCGTCGAGGATATTAGAGCACGTGATTTAAAAGTCAATCCTTGGGTTTCTATACCCGAGAGTATTGTAGAGTCACAAAACCCTTTCGGATCTATGGATCACGCTGTACAGCGTATCCAAAAATCAAGTCTTATGCAAATAGACATTGGTGATCAGTTTTCAGGTGCTTTCGCACTGACGACTAATGTCATTATTGTTCCTTTGCATTTATTGCCTAAAGAGACGCAAATTGTTAAGTTATTATTTGGAACACGTACTATTAAGTTCGTGTTGAATCCAGATTTAGCTAGCCGTTTACCAGATCATGATTTAGCTTTGATTTATGTACCTAACACAGGTCCTTTGAAAGATATGACATCTCATTTTGCATATGATCCTTTGAAATCACCAGTAGTTGCGACTATTACTGGAATTGATGCTCAAAGGCAGTTATTCACAGCCCGCACTTTGTGGCAGTGGACTACTGGAGTCACTAATAATGCTGCTGTTTTTAACGGCGCTTATTACCAAACCGGTGGCATGAATACCTTTGCTGGTATGTGTATGTCACCTATTATCGCTGATAATCGCGATAAACACATTCTCGGATTCCACATTGGTGGCATACCTAATACAACCTCTGGTTGTGGTGTTGCTATCACGCATTCTGAGTTGACCGTCGCCTTAGTGGCTCTATACAAAAAGAGCCAAACACACATGCGTGCTCCCCAAGCAAGTGAAATACAAGATGTAGTGTGCGGAAAAGATATTGTTATCTCTCCGAACATACATCCCAAATGTCCCTCCAATTTTATTACTGGAGAATGTGACATTGAAGTGTATGGAACTGTTACGGGTAGAGCTACCTCGATTTCTGCTGTTTGTCAAACACCAATCTCTCCTTTAGTGGAAGAGATTTTTGGTATTCCTAATAAATGGGGTCCTCCGCAATTTGCTCCCGAAGGGACTATTGCTGATGGCACCGTTGTTAAACAACATTGGAAACCTTGGTTTGCATCTTTAGAAGTGTGTTCCAAACCCTCTATAGGATTTGATCCTGCGCAAGTGGATCATGCTATGGAGGATTATCTCACCGAACTTAAAACGTGTTTCGATGAGCAAGCCTCTCTTTGGAAAGAGGACATCAAACCTTTGACTGACTTACAAGTTGTCTCGGGTATTGATGGGAAACGTTTTATTGATTCTATGCCTACTGGTACATCGATTGGTTACCCAATAGGGGGACCCAAGTCTAAGTATATGGTAGATTTAGAACCTACGGACGATTGTATGTGTCCGCGCGAATTTTTACCCATTGTGAATGGATGGGTAGATGATTTATTACTTAAATGTGATAAAAACGAATCTTTGAATCAAATTTTTGGTGCTAATCTTAAGGATGAGCCCACACCTTTGATCAAAGAGAAGGTTCGTGTTTTTCAAGCTGCTCCTGTTGCTTTGCAGTTTGTCATTCGAAAATACTTTTTACCAGTTGCTAGATTTTTGTCTATCAACCCTCTCATTTCTGAGTGCGCAGTGGGCATTAATGCTCAAGGCCCTGAGTGGGACGAACTATCCAATTTTATGGCTAAGTTTGGTGAAGATAGAGTTATTGCTGGTGATTATGCCAAATATGACTTGCGTATGCCAGAGCAACTAACCATTTCAGCTTTTCGTGTTCTTATAACGATAGCAGAATGGTCTGGCAATTACACTGTTTCAGACTTGAAACGCATGCGTGTCATAGCATTTGATGTATGTACGCCTTTGGTGGCTTACAATGGTACCCTTATGCGATTCTTTGGCACTAACCCGTCAGGTCAAAATATGACTGTCTATGTGAATAGTGTAGTTAATTCTTTATTGCATAGATTAGCATTTTCTGATGCATATGATGATGAAGAATTGTGCAAAATTGGTAAAGATCTCAAGTTAGGTCGTCCAGCTAGGTTTCGTGATCTAGTTTCGTTATCCACTTACGGTGATGACGCCAAAGGCTCTGTGAAAGTTGGTTATGATAAATTCAACCATGTTCAAATGACAGCCTTTTTAGGACGTAATGATATGGTATTTACTATGCCAGACAAGGAGTCAGATCCTGTGCCTTTCATGAGTAGATATCGTGCTGATTTTTTGAAAAGAAAAGATCGTTTTGAACCACTTTTAAACATGCACGTCGGAATGCTCGACGAAAATAGTATTTATAAATCTTTACATTCAGTTGTTAGGTCTAAGGCAGTGTCTGTCTCGGCCGTATGTGCAATGAATGTAGAAGGTGCCCTACGTGAATGGTTTTTTCACGGTGAGGAAGTCTATGAAAAAAGACGTTCCCAACTACAGGAACTAGCTTTGCGGGCTGATTTACCTTGTAGAGGTCTTGAAAAGGATTTCTCTGCATGTGTAGATGAGTGGAAGCAAAAATATGTAGTATCGGCCTAATTTGGCCAAGAGCGACGCTCTATAAAACGTTCCGGGAGTCGCAACTATGTGACCTCGTTATCTTGTTGGAAACCAAAAAATAGTATTTATGTGTTGATTTACAGATAGTTGTTAAAGTGCTGTTACTTTATTATTCTAGACTGCTCATATATTTCTGGGAGGCATAGTGCCTGTGGGTATTTACTCACGTGACCTACCATCACACAAAAACAGTAATAGGCGG